TGTCAACTGTAAAGGTTACGTGAGTTTCACTAGTCACAGTGATGGTTTTTGTTCCATTGTATGCGTCTTCATTTGCCCCAGAAATAACAATAGACACTCCGCTTGCTAATCCATGATTACCGCCAAAAACTATAGTCGCTAGACCGCCAGTTTGAGAGATTAGAGAAACTACAGCCGTATTTGCAGCAATCGTACCAAGAGAGGAGGTTTTAAATGATAAGCTGCCATTTACAACTATTGTACCAATGGCAATATTTGTTCCTGTAGCACTTCCAGAGAAAACAGCGCTACCTTTTGACGGTGTTGGCAAAGCAAGCGTTACTCCTTGAAGCTCTCCCCACCAGTTTAAAAACTCACCCTCTGCATTTTGTGGGAAAATTGACTTTTGTGAAGCCTTAATAGTTCTGTACACATCATAAATTCTGTATCCAAAACCTGTTATCAATGCACCTATCAAGCTGTTTTTTAGAAAAGGATTACTGTTGGGTAATTCGTTCTGAACATCTGCTTTTTGCCTTTCAACGACCTCTTTTGCACTTGTTGGAAATGAAATTGCCATTATATTATGCCCTCGACATTTTTCCATAGAACGTATGACCATGAATTCAGGTCATCTTTTATGGTTAATCCGTCAATATTTATTGTTACGTTAGTTCCAGTCATTCTGGACTTAACAGTTAATTCTTTTAAGAATCCATCGTCTTTCATCCACATCAAACTATTTTTTGCATATGTTGACGCTAGGTTTCTAGTATTGAAATTTAGTCTTGCTTGATCAAGCAACCAAAGTTTAGACCCATGGGTAAAGCTTTCGAATAATTCATCACCAAGCCACCCTCGCCTATTTTCAGCTTGCTGGACTTCGTCTTTGGTAACTCTTTTATCTGTGTATAGACTCATGGTGATTGATGTCTCAAATCCACTGACAGTATTGAAGTCTCCAGTAGATTCATCAAACCCTATATCAAACAAATGGCTAGTGTCTTTTGTAAGCTTAATATCTATTACATTAGCCATTTTATTTCCTATTAGCTCTGTCTATCTCTTTTATTTTTTTACTTGCGTGTTCGCCAATCCTATATAATTTTGTAATTGGCATAGACTCCAACTCGCTTAAGCTAACTGCCCCTTTATAAAAATACATGATATTAAATATTTCTTCTTCGATCTTTAGATGATCGAGGGGTAGATAAAAGCTTTCAAGTATTGCCCCATTGCCGTTTCAACATCGTTCATGCTTAATTTGTCATAAATATCAGAAGTCATCTCAACTTCACCGCTGCTATTAGCCATAAAGGATGCGCCCCTTGCTAACACCAACAGCTTAAATGCATCTAATGCGGCTGTTATCTTTTCACCAGCTAAAAGCATAATCATAACAAATTGCTTTGCCTCTAACTCAGCATCTTCATCATTGTTATCTTGTGATGCTTCATCTGTGCTATCTTTTGAGCTTTCTTTTAGACCAGCCAAGAATACGCCTTTAAGCTTCATATAATGATGCTGCACCTTTGAATTTGGTGCGCTTATCACTAACTCATTGAAACCCTCAACACCACCGTTATAATGACATGGAACTTCTTTATCTAACTCTACTATAATTTGATCTTGCATTTTACTACCCTATACCGCTGGTTTTGATTTCCACTCTAATGATAACTTGCCGTCTGTGGACAGGCCTACTTCATAGTTACTCATTATTGCGGCTTTTGTGAATGTTCGTGTGATTGATTTTCCTGTAGTTGAGTCTTTACCTGAAATCTCTATCGTGTTTGCAGACTTCAAAAGCTTCCATCCTCTTGCAGCATCAATGTTCTGAATTTTTGGTAGCATTTCAAATTTAACTTCGCCAATTTTTGATTCTATGTTTTCACAAAACACAAGGCCAACGTTACCACCGCCAGTTGATTCAACTTTGAATTCGCCCTCTCCAAGCCCCTCATTAAAGGTAACTGAGTTTGCAACAACTGGCACTGGGTTGTTATTAATTACTACACTAGGATTATTTATAATTGACATGTTTTATGCTCCATTAAAGGTTAAATACAAGTTGGAATGTACCAATTATTGATCGCAACTGTGTCACGAGAGGTACTTTTTGAATTACTGTTACTTTTCCTAGGGCCATATCAATAGTTACATTTAAGTTGGCTTTATAGAAATTCAAAGCCTCATGCCCAGCTTGAGTTAATACATAATTCTCTTCACTAAGAGTTGTATAATAGCCGACGAACTTTGCGTAAATGCTATCACGGTTTGCAATCGCTCTAAATGGTATTAAATCACCGTCTGTTAGCCTTGATTGCGCCCAATCTTTGCGAGCATTATTAAACATGTATTCACGAGCAGTTACGCTTGTATCAACATAGTTTAAGAATTTAAAGCTGCCGTCTACATTGCCGGCACTATCAGTTTTATATGTTGTAACAACTTCACCAACTATTACCGCGTTATTTGCAATGTTGTTACCCATAGAGGAAACACCGGCGGATATAAGCTCCGCTTGCTCTGTAGCATTAAATCCTAGTGATGAATCAGTAACAACCAAGCTAGGCATAGGAGTATTAAAGTAAGGTAAAGATGCACATGCCGGCCCTCCGAAACTATCTAAAGCGCTAGTAGTCACAACATATCTTGATATATCTGCGTCTTCTGTTAATCTCAACGCTCTAATTGCTCCAAACTCCGATGATCTAATATAAGGAGCTTCAACTGATGCTGCACCCTTATGTGTTGCACTAGATAGCGTCTTATCTCCAAATATAACTAATGAATTGCTATTTTGAGAATTTCCTAAAGTTTTAAGGCTTGCCAAAGTATCAATCGAGGTAATAATTGCAACACCATCAAGAATATTGTTGGATACATTGAATCTAGGCTCCAAGAAATCAGTTAGATAAGTTGCTCCATAAGCAGCTGGTGAAATTATTGTTTGATACCTAATGTTTGCTACTGGTGCAAAAACCGTAGTAATGGAAGGATCAGTTGCACCACTACTGAATGCTGTTATGGCAACTACAACCCCTTCTGCAACACCACTGTAAGATAACGCAAATGAGTTTGCTTCTGTTCCACCATTTTCTGCGGTTATTGTTACCACGCCAACCGCTGCAACTGCCACTGCTGGCATATTAACTTTTAGATCAAGTGCAGCCTTAAGCTTGGCCGCAATAGCTGTTGGAGTATCCCCAATAACTACTGGTACGGTAACGCTATAATCTTTCTGACTAATAACGTTGAATGTGTATGTCCCAGCTCCGGTTGCAGTCCCGGTAAATGTGACGGTTGAAGTCGCTTTAACAGCTGAACCATTATCAGCCAAGGCAATGGCATCAAATCTTGTCTCACCATTTTCACGCCTTGCGGCTCTAATCATTCCTGCAATCATAGATGTTTTACCAAAAAGCGTGTCCCAGCTATTGTCATTTTGAATGTCTGTAACAAGCTCTCCTGCGGCGGCTGTACCTGATGATAACATCTGCCCTACAAATAACACCTTTTGAGGAGTATTAGGGGCTGTCAAATCAGCCGGTATGATGTTAATTGAAACGTTTGGCATACTTACTGTAGTCATTTGTTTGTCCTCACTTATTTATTGATTTAATGATGTTATTACCTAAATACTTTACAGTATTTTTTGTCTCGTTCTTAATAGCCGGATTTAAGTATGGTCTTGGCTTCATTTTAATTGTTCCATTCTCAAGAAATGCTCCATACTTAGATTCACTACCAACAATCAATTCATTAGATCCATGAACTTTGAAATTAACAGACCTCATTAATGCTCCTGTTATCTTGGCTGGGGCTTGCCCTGCTGCAGAAGATACATGTGATCTTGACCTAACAAGCTTCCTTCCTCCTACACCAACACGAACCATATAAACACGACCAGTTTTAGGTGGAACAGTCATAAGCCTTCTGGACTCTTTAACAATTGACTTTCCAGCAAGATAAAATCCCTTTCTTACTCCTGCATCAGTTCTTTGCTTTGAATCTAGAATATTTAAGTTTCTTAATTCAAATTCTGGATCTACGCTAATCATACCAAGTTTACCTTTTCAGTTTTCTTGCCCAATCGAGTAGTTAATATCTTTAAAAA